CTCGAGCGAGCGCCGGTACGCCGCGACAACGCGGCCGAGCTCGCGCGCAAAGGTCTCCCACCGCTCGACCGCGGCGGGGGACGGGATCTCGGGGAGTTCGGCCATGACCGGACGCTAGGGTGACCCCGTCCGAACGGGAAGCCCTGGCCCGCCTCGAGCGGCTGGCCGCTGGCCTCGCGCCGGCGCTGGCGGCCACCTTCCGGCGCGTCCTCGCCACGATCCGCAATGCCGCGACGCTCGACGCGCTGGCGGCGGCGGCCGAGCAGGGCGGCGCCGACGCCGTGGTCAACCTGCTGCTCTCCCTCGACACCGAAACGACCGCGACCGCCGTCCTCGCGCGCGGGCTCACGCCGGCCGTCGTGGCGACCGCGCTCACGACGGCGCGCGTGTCGCGCCCGCTCACGGGGCTCGTGGCGGCCGTCCAGCGCGGCTTCCCCGAGGCCGAGGCGGCGGCGCAGACGATGGCGCTGGATCGCTACCGCACCCTGGCGACCGAGCTGCGTCCCGTGCTCCGCGGCGTCGTGGCGGACGGCATCGCCGCCGGCCAGAACCCGCGCGTCGTCGCCCAGGCGGTGCGGAACGTCGTCGGCTTCACCGACTACGACCGGCAGATCATCGCCAGCTTCAGGGAGTCGCTCGAGTCGGGCGACTTCTCGGCGGCGCTGCGCCGCACGCTCCGCGATCGCCGGTCCGACGCCGTGCTCCGGCGGCTCGCCGCGGCAAGCGACGGCGCACTCCAGCCCGCGCAGGTCGAGCGCATGGTCGCGGCCTACGAGCGGACGCTGCTCAACTGGCGCGCCGAGACGTGGGCGCGCACGGCGGCGCTCGACGCCACGCGCACCGGCCAGCTCACCGCATGGCAGGCGGCGATCGACCGAGGCGCGATTGAGGGGCCGCTCGTAAAGCGGTGGGTGACGCGCTTGGACGGCCGCGAGGACCCGTCGATTTCGGCCTACGTGCAGATCCCGGGACGGGGGACGTACAACTGCTTCCCGGGCGACACCCCAATTGAGGGGGCGGTTCGCGTCGCCCTACGCAGCAGATACGACGGGCCGATGGTCCGGGTACGCACTCGGCGGGGCCACGTCCTCACCTGTACCCCGAACCACCCTGTACTCACCACGCGAGGATTCGTCCCGGCGCGCGCGATCGCACAAGGCGACCAGGTGGTCAGCAAGAGCGACCTCGCTGAACGGGCGGCCCCGTCGGCACTCCCAGACGACGAGCAGGTGCCAGCCACGGTCGAGCAGGTATTCCAGTCGCTTGCGGCGCAGCGGGTGCCGCTCCGCGAGCGGCTTAGTCGTGACGACCTCCACGGCGACGCGAAGCGAACGGACAGCTACGTCGAGATTGTACGGGCCGACGGCCGCCTGCTCGACGACCGCGAGACCCATTCGCTGGAACGCTACGGCCACCGCCGTGGCGATTGGCCGTTCAAGAGGTCCCAAGAGTCGGCGGCTGCGCTCGTTGGCGACCGCTTTTCGGGCGAGTTCGACGGCGGATGCCGGGCGGCTCCGTCGCGCGGCGTGCGCGGCCGACACCTGCCGACGCACCGCAGCGGGGTCGGATCGGAGCACCGCCCACTTAGCGCGCTCCGCATCGGACCGGCCGCGCACTGGGATATCGCGTTCTCTGAGGCGGCGAAGCAGGACGTTTCGAGAGCACCCGGCCTCATCGGCGAGCTGCTTGAGGCTGCATCCGGCTACGTATCGCTCGACGAGGTTGTCGATGTCGGGCAGATCGAGTCTCTTCATGGGTGGGTGTATGACGTGGAGACCGAGAGCGGTGTAAGCGTGGCTGCTGGCATAGTAGTCAGTAACTGCCGCTGCGCCTTCACCGTCCGCTCGGCGGCGCTCGCGGACTTGTAGTGCGGCGGTCAGTCCACTGACCGCGAAGTCGGCGCGATGCGTACAAGCGGGGCGCAGCGGGGCGTAGCGTAGGGGCGTGAGACTCGCCCACCCTCTGCACGGGACGTGCTGATGCCGCTCAAGACCGCCGACACCAAGGACGCCATCCCCGAGTCGTACCGCGACGCCGCCTTCGAGACGAAGGACGGCAAGTTCGTGTACGAGGAGCCCGAAGATGTGTCCGGCCTCAAGTCGGCGCTGCAGAAGGAGCGCGAGAGCCGTGAGGCCGCCGAGAAGCTGTCCGCCAAGCTCAGCAGGGAGCTCAAGGAGAAGGCGACGAAGGCTGCGGCCGGCGACGCCAAGCTGTCCGACGAGGAGCTCGCCAAGGTGCGTCAGGCGGTCGCCGAGGAGTACGCCCCGCAGCTCGAGGAGGCCGCCAAGCTCCGCGCCAAGCTCAACGAGGTGCAGCTCGACCAGCAGGTCTTGCGCCTCATCGACAAGGCGGGCGTGCTCGGACCGCAACGCGACAAGCTCTGGAAGCTCGTCAAGGACGAGTACGATCTGACGGCCGAAGGCACCGCGATCCTCAAGGGCAAGCCCGGCGCGGACATCGCGAAGCACATCGAGAGCTACAAGAAGGAGTACGAGTGGGCCTTTGCGGCCCCGGCGGCCTCGGGCGGCGGCGCCAAGGGCGTGGCCGGCACGATCCCGGCCGGGATGAAGGCCGACGACGTGCTGGCGAACCCCGGCGCCTTCATCACGGCCGGATTCCAGAAGTCGGCGTAGGCCGACCCCGGTAGGGCGGAGCGGCGCTCCGCAGCAGGACGGCACGGTAAGGCACCGCGTGAGGCGGGCGAACCAACTCCCCATCCCTCACGAGGTGCCATATGGCGCTGAATCTGGTCGAGGCCGCGAAGACGGCCGCCAATCGCGGCGACATGCTCGCCGCCGGGGTCATCGGGACCTTCGCCCGCGCCAGCGGTCCGATGGCCCTGCTCCCCATCGAGAACATCCCCGGCAACAGCTACTCGTACAACCGCGAGGGCGCGCTGCCGGGCATCGCCTTCCGCGGCATCAACGAGTCGTACACCGAGAGCACGGGCGTCATCAACCCGCTCTCCGAGGCGCTCCGCATCGCGGGCGGCGACCTCGACTGCGACGTGGCGCTCGTCAAGATGTTCGGCGCCGAGCGGCGCGCCCGCGAAGTCGACATGAAGGCCAAGGCGCTCGGGCAGGAGCTCTCGCGTGCGCTCATCAAGGGCGACAGCGAGGTCAACCCGCGCGAGTTCGACGGCCTGCAGAAGCGCCTCACCGGCGCGCAGCTCATCGAGAACAACGCCGGCACCGGCGCGGCGCTCTCGCTGCTCAACCTCGACGCCGCGATCGACGCCGTCGTGAACCCGACGCACCTCATCATGTCGAAGGCCATGCGCCGGCTCATCACGGCCGCGCAGCGCACCGTCGGCGTGGCCGGGACGATCCAGTTCACCACCGACGCCTTCGGGCGCCGCGCCACCACGTACAACGACCTCCCGATCGTCGTCCCCTACGAGGACAACGGCGGGACCGAGATGCTCGCCTTCGACGAAGCGGCGGCGGGCGGCGGCACGGCCTCGACCTCGATCTACGTGGTCAACATGTCGCCGGGCTTCCTCTCGGGCATCCAGAACGGCGCCATGGAAGTGCGCGACCTGGGCGAGCTGCAGGGCTCGCCGGTGTTCCGCACGCGCGTCGAGTGGCTGATGTCGATCGTGCTCGAGCACCCGCGCGCGGCGGCCCGCCTGCGCGGCATCACCAACGCCGCCGTGACGGCGTAAGGAGGCCACCACCATGGCGATCAACCAGAAGAGCTTCACCTACGACCACGCCCTGCGTCTCAAGGACGCGGGCGCGGTCACGGCCTCCGGCAACGGGCAGGTCGGCGGATCGGACCGCATCCTCGACCTCGGGGCCGCGCGCTTCGATGGCCGTGTGATCGTGGACATCACGGCCATCGACGTAGCGTCGGCCGACGAGACGTACCTCATCCGCGTGCAGGGCAGCAACTCGCCCACTTTCGCGGCGACCAACAAGACGCTCGCGACGCTCGAAGTCGGGCGCGCGGCGGCGACCGGGTCGTCGGCGGCGGATGCCGCGGGCACGCGGGCGGAAGTCGCGGTGACGAACGAGTTCAACGGCGTCACGTACCGCTACCTCCGCGTGACGCACGTGCTCGGCGGCACCACGCCGTCGATCAACTACATCGCGAACCTCGTCCCGCAGGCGCACTGATGGCCGCGCGGAAGGAGGCGCCTCAGTCGGCCAAGGTCACGGTGTACGACGCCGTGACCGGGGCCGCGCTGGAGCGGTGGCCGGTGGACGCGAAGGAGCTGGTCGCGTCCGGGGCCGCGACGTTCGATCCGCCGGTCGCCGATGCGGCGCCGGCGGAGCCCCCGAGGCCTCGTCGTATCTAGGCGATCGGCTGTTCGCGGGCGCGTGGGACAACGCCGACGAGCAGCAGCGCCAGCAAGCGTTGACGCAGGCGACGGCATGGCTGGATGCGCTCGCGTGGCGCGGCACCAAGGCGACGGTCGCGCAGCGCCTGGCGCACCCGCGCAAGTACCTGCCGACGCCGGAGCAGGATCCCGAGTTCCGGGAAGCGCAGCGCATCGAGATCCTCGACGAGTCGGTGCTCTACTACCCGTCGAACGCGGTGGCCCGCCCGATTCAGGAGGCCACCTGCGAGCTCGCCCTCGCGCTCCTGGGCGAGACCGCCGACCCGTCGGCGCGGGACGCGTCGGAAGGCATCACGCGCGAGAAGGTCGGCCCGCTCGAGACCGAGTACGCCGCGCCGCTCGTGCGCAAGCAGGGGCTCGCGCGCTTTCCGGCCGTCTGGACCCGCATCCAGCCGCTCTTGCGCCACGCGCAGGGCGGCACGGTGACGCGCGGGTGAGCGCCGCCGCCGCGCAGCGGATGCTCGGTCGCTTCGGCACCACGATCACGTGGCGCCGCCCGGGCGCTCGCGTTCTGACCGCAGGCGTCGAGAGCACCGCCGCCGCCACGACGGCCCCCGTCACGGGTGTCGTGCTGCCGGTGACCGACGCCCGCGACGGGCGCTTCGAGCCGGCGACCGTCGTCCGCGGGGACGCCGCCGAGATCCTCACGCCCGGGACCGCCACGCGGCCGCAGCCGGGCGACGAGTACGTCGCGAACGGTGCGACGTGGAAGGTCATCGGCGTCACCACGCTGGCCCCCGCCGGCGCGACCATCCTCTACACCGCGGCGGTCATCCGATGAGCGCCAGCGAGTTCGAGGCCCAGGTGCTGCGCTTCCATCGGTCGCTCGAGACGCAGTCCGACCGCGTGGTGCAGGGCGCCGCGCTGGTCATCGCCGACAACCTGGTCGCTGGCGGTCGCTACGGCCCCGGCACGCCGGTGGACACAGGCTTCCTGCGCTCGTCGTGGCGGGCCTCGCGGAATGCGCCGGAGACCGTGGAGGGTGTGGCGGGCGCCAGCGAGTCGCCGACGCCTGAGCCCGACCTCAGCGGCGGCGTGATCGGCGCGCGGGCCGGCGAGGTGCTCTACTTCACGAACGGCGCTGAGTACGCCGGGATCGTCGAAGAGCGCCAGCCGTTCGTGGCGCCCGTGGCGGCCAACGTCCCGCAGATCGTCGCTGACGTGGCGCGCCGTCTCGGGGAGGCCCCGTGAGCGTCTTCCTGCGCCTGCAGCAGGCCGCCCGCGCGCGACTGCAGGCGATCACGCCGGCCGTCGCCACGCGGTTCTACGGCGCGCCCGCCGACCGCCCAGCGTCCGGCGACTGGGTCGAAGAGCGCCTCGTGCCGCTCGCGCCCGAGCAGTTCCGTGCGACGGACAGCACGCGGCACCGCGCGCAGCTGCGCCTCGTCTGCCGCACCGACGCCGGGGCCGACGCGCTTCGGGCGCTCGCCGCGCGCGTGCGCGCCCACTTCCCGGCGGGACTGGCGCTGGTCGCCGCGCCGGAGACGTGGGTCGTGACGGCCACCGCCGAGGCGGACCAGCTCGCCGGCCCCGGCGTCTGGCTCGCCTGCCTCGTCACCATCGACCTCCTCACCCTCTCGGAGACTCCGTAAATGTCCACCGCGCTCGACATCACCCGGGAAGTGCGGGTCCGCAAGGAGGCCTCGTTCGGCGTCGCGCCGGGGGCCACCGGGGCTCGCATCGTGCGCCGCACGCAGTTCGCGGGCGGCCTCACCAAGCAGCCGTTCCAGTCGCAGGAGATCCGCCCCGACTACCAGATCGCCGACGTGCGGCACGGCATGCGCGGCGTGTCGGCGACGCTGTCGGGCGAGCTCAGCCCCGGGTCGCATCAGGAGTTCTTCGAGAACATCCTGCGGCGCGTGTACGCGACGGCCCCCACCTCGAGCCCGCTGACCAACGTCACCGCGGCGGCCGCCGGCCGCACGCTCACGCGAGCGGCGGGCTCGTGGATCACCGACGGGTTCCGCGTCGGGATGGTGGCCCGCGTGTCCGGCTTCCTCGCCCCCGCCACGGCCAACAACCGCGACTATCGCATCACGGCGCTCACGGCCACGGTGATGACCGTCGCCGAAGTCGTGGTCGATCGCGTGGCCGGCGACTCCGTGACGTTCACGCTCGCCGGGCGGCACACCTTCGTGCCGATCACGGGCCACACCAACGAGTCGCTGTACCTCGAAGACTGGAATCCCGGCGCGCCGCTCTCGGAGCGCATGGCGGGGTGCCGCGTCAACCAGATCGGCATCACGATGGCGCCGAACGACATGGCGCGCCTCCAGATCGGCCTCATCGGGCAGGACTCGACCGCCGACACCACGGCGTACTACACCAGCCCGGCCGCGCCCTCCACGACGCCGATCGTTGCCGGGCCGACCGGCCAGATCCGGATCGGCTCGGCCGACATCGCTGTCGTCACCGGCGGGTCGCTGCAGATCGGGGCCGCGCTCGGCACGCAGGACGTGATCGGCTCGACGGTCACGCCGGACATCTACCCGGCCCCCGTCGTGGTGACCGGCGAGCTGTCGATCCTCGTCCAGGACGAAGTCGAGTGGAACCGGTTCTCGCTCGAGACCGAGTTCGCCATCTGGCTCAAGCTCAACGCCTCGACGGATCCGCTCGCGCCGTTCCTCTCGTTCTACATGAGCCGGTGCAAGTACAGCGGCCGCAACGCGGCCCCGCAGAACGGGTCGATCGTCCAGACGCTGCCCTTCCAAGCGCTGCTCCCGGCGTCGGCGACGGGCACCGAGCAGACGACGATCCTGGTGCAGGACTCCGGGGCCGTCTGATGACCACGTCTCCCAAGGCGGAGGTCGGCGCAGCGCCGGCCTTCGCGGTGTCCTCGCTCGACGCGCTCAACTTGGGCAAGCTCGCGGCGGCCGGCGTGTGGTGCGCGCTACGGCATCCGGTCACTGGCGCGCCTCTGGTCACGCCGGAGGGCGCGCCCATCCGGCTCAAGCTGGCGGGCATGGACGCGCCGGTCGCCAAGGCGGCGGCCGCGCGGTTGTCGGCGTTGCCCAAGGACGCGCCGACGGCGGAGCTCGAAGCGGCGCTCCGCCAGCAGGTCATCGACTGCACGCTCGAATGGGAGGGCGTCCCGCTCGAGTTCTCGCCGGCCAATGTCGCGGCGTTCTACGCGGCGTGGGACTGGGCCGAAGGGCAGGCGCTCGAGACGATCGCGGCCCGTGACCGCTATCTGGGAAACTGATCCGGGCGCTCGCCGCGTGCGCGGCGTGGCACGGCCGCATGGCCGCGCCGCAGGCCGACGGGCGCCCGTTGCGTGCGCACCTGCAGGCGGCGGCCACGCAGGGCGCGTTGCCGATGGCCACGCTCGACCCGCCGCCGCTCCCGCCGCCATGCACGGCCGTCTGGGGTTGGTGGGCGGAGCTTGCGTCGGCCCGGCCGGCGTCGGGTTTCGGGCTGTCGCCGCTGTCCTTCAGCGAGATCGCGGCGTGGGCACGGCTCACGCGCGAGCGGCCGGCCCCGATCGAAATCCGCGCGATCATCGCCGCCGACGCCGCATGGCGGCAGGCCGTCGAGGATGCGCGCCCCAAGGAGGGCGGTAAATGAGCATTGCCCGGCTGCAGCTCATCCTCGACTCGACGCAGATGCGCGCCGGGGCCGAGGCCACCGCGCGCGAGCTGAACAAGGTCACGGCGTCGTCGAAGGCCGCCGAGGCCGCGGTCAAGGCGCAGGCGCGCGTCATGGCCGAGGCCGCGAACGTCGCCAAGAGCCAGGCGCAGGCGGCCAAGGCATCGGCCGACGCCACGATCGCCGAAGCGCGGGCGCAGCGGGAGGCGGCACGCGCCGCAGCGGAAGCCGTGCGGGCCAAGCAGCAACTGGCCGGCGTCATGGGGCAGCTGCGCAACGTCGTGGCGGCGTACCTCAGCCTGAACACCGCGCGCGCGCTGGCCGACATGGCGGACCGGGCGACGCTGCTCGCGGCTCGGCTGCGACTGGTCACCGCGTCCGCCGGCGAGGCAGCCGGGGTGCAGTTCCGGCTGGCAGAGTTGGCGCGAGAGAACGGCGTCGCCTTCGCGGACCTGTCGCAGATCTACACGCGGATCGCGCGCGGGGCGGCCGAGTTGGGCATCCAGCAGCGCACGGTCATGCAGACGACCGAGGCGCTGTCACTCGCGGTTCGGGTGTCCGGTGCGACGGCACAAGAGGCGTCGGCGGCGCTCCTGCAGTTCTCGCAGGGTATCGCGTCCGGCAAGCTTGGCGGTGAGGAGCTTCGCGCGGTGCTCGAGCAGTTGCCGCGCGTCGCGCAGGCGGTCGCGGCGGGGCTCGGGGTGACCACAGGCCAACTCCGCGAGCTGGGCGCGGCGGGGAAGCTGGGACCCACCGAGGTGCTCAACGCGCTCACGACGCAGCTCGAGAAGCTGCGCGCGGAGGCGGCGCAGTTGCCGTCCACCATCGGGCAGGGTGTGGAGCGGCTCGGGAACGGGGCGCTCGCGCTCGTCGATGCGCTCAACCGCGCGACCGGGCTTGGCGCCGGCCTCGCGGCCATGTTCACGACCATCGCAGAGAAGGCCGAGCAGGCGGCCAGCGCGATCGACCGCGTGAACGACCCGAACGCCGGGTTCACGCAGGCGTCGGCGGAGGCGCGCAATCTGTCGTGGTCGGAGCTGAATGCCCGGCTCGGGACGGCGCGGCAGGCCTACCTCGAGCGGCGCGCCCAGCTCGGATCCACGGCGTTCCGCAACGACCGGCGACTCGAAGAGCTGTCCGCGTTGCTGGACCCCGTCCGTGCACTCGAGGCCGAGCGACGCCGGCGCATGACGCAGCGCACCGGCACGATGAATCGGATCACGGTCACGGCGCCGGAGGTGACGGACCGCGATCGCCAGCGCGCCGCTGATGAGGCGGCCCGGGAGCGCGACCAGATTGCCGCGTACGAGCAGGATCTCGACCGCTATGCGTACGACGTGATGGCCGCGTTCGAGCGCGATCGCGAGCGCACGCGGCTCGCCCCGCCGCGCGCCTCGGCGCCGTTCGTGACGGACATCGGTTTTGATGGTGGCGCCCTCCAGCAGTCGCTCCGGCTGCTGGATCCGGTGTTCAAGCGCATGGAGGCGGCCAAGGAGGCGGCCGAACAGATCCGCGAGAACCTCACGCGCGGGCTGCAGCAGTCGGTCGCGACGTTCGCGGAAGGCCTGATGACGGATGGGCTGTCATCGGCGCGGCGCTTCGCGGAGACCTTTGCGGGCTTGCTCCGCCGCGCGGCCGCTGAGGCGATTGCCGCCGCCCTGATGCAGCGGGTCTCGATTGGCGCCGTCATGAGTCTCGGGGGCGGGATTCTCCCGGGGGCGGGCAGCGGCGCAGCCGGAACGGGACCGGCGGGCGCGACGGCCAGCGTCACGGCCGCCGCCGGGACGAGTGCCGCGTTCACGGGGGTGGCCGCCGCCGCGCTGGTCGTCGTCGCGGCCTTCTCCGAGCTGCAGGCTTCGGCGCAGCGGGTGCGCAGCGCGAACGAGTCGGTGGCGCGCCTCAACAACGACGCGCGCGGGCGCATTCTGCGCGCGACGGGGCGGGAGGCGGAAGCGGACGCCCTGGACCGCGAGCAGGCCAACCGCGAGCGACTGGAGGCGATCGAGCGGCAGCGGCAGGACGCCTTGCGCCAGGTGCGCGAGTCGCTCACGGCGCGCGGCTCCCGCATTCTCCGCGTCCTCCCGAATCGCCAGTTCGAAGAGGCGGCGCGGCTTGAGCGCGAAGCGCAGGAGGCGGAGCGCGGCGCCATCGGCGGCGGCTCCATCGGCGACTACAACGCGCCGGCGGGGCTCAACGTCGCGGCCATGATCGGGGACATCCGGCGGGCCACGCTGGCGGCTCCTGAGGTGCCCGGCGGTGGCGTGGGCGGCGGGCGCGAGGGGCTGACCATCGTCATCAACGGCCCGGTGACCACCGAGGCCAAGTCAGCCAGCGAGTTCGTCCGCGAGCTGCAGTCGTTGGCGCAGACACAGTACGGCAGCACGGCGGAGTGGAGCCGGGTCACGGTGATGGCCTGATGCTCACCGTTGCCGGGATCACCGTTCGCGTCGCCAATGGCGGCGGCGCGCGCCAGCTCGCGAACGTCGTCGTCGGCGACGAGGACCGGGCGTTCGACGGCTCGCACCGGTCCACGGTCCGCGCGCAGAAGCGCCGCTACTCGATTCCCAGTGCCTGGCACACCGAGGCGGAGCTCGCCGCGCTGCGCGCGGCCTGCGGTCCCGGCGTGTACGTCACCGTCGTCATCAACGGCGTGACGCTCACGGCGCAGGTCACGATCGAGGACGCGGCGTATCTCGGCTTCGGCGGCGTGGTGCTGCGTACCTTCACGCTCACGATCGAGGAGCGCTGAGTGCGCACGCTGAGCGGGGCCGAGCGCACGCTGATCGGCGGATCGCGCTTCGACGTGCATCTGCGGGCCTTCATCCGCGATGCCGGCGGCACCTTCCGCGATCTCACGAACGTGCACGGCGCCCGCAACTGGCTGCTCGGCGTCACGATTCGCGAGTCGCTGGATAGTCCATCGGCGACGGCCTCCGTCACGCTTTCGCGCACCGAGGGCGGGCTGTCGATCGCGCCCGGCGTGTCCGGCAGCTCAGCCAACACCGGCGGCGCCTTCCTCGACGTGGGGCGCGAGCTCTACGTCGAGACCGCGTGTGTCTCGGCGGGCGCTGCACCGGCGGCGGGCGACTGGCGGCGGGTGTTCTGGGGGCGCGTGGATCGGCTCGACACCGGCGACCGCGAGCGGATCACGCTCGAATGCCGCGACCTGTCGGGCCGCCTGACGGACCTGTTCCTCGAGGCGCCATATCAGGTGCCGGCCGTGGCGATCGAGACGGCCATTCAAGGCCTGCTCGACGCCAGCCCGCTCGGGAACATCGTGACGCTGGCCACCCCGGTGAGCCCGGCGTTCACGATCAACGCGGCGAACGCGCCCCGGCTCGACGCGGTGTCCCTCTTCACGGCGGCGCGTCAACTCGCCTCGCAGGTCGGGTGGGACCTGCGGTATCGCTGGACCGGGTCGACGACGAACGAACTGCGGTTCTTCCAGCCGGATCGCGCGAAGACGACGCCCGACCTGACCATCGGCCCCGGCGAGTACCTGTCGGTGCGGTCGTGGGCGGCGGCGATCGAGGACGTGCGGAACGTCGTGTCGGTGCAGTACCGCGACGCCACGGGCTTGCCGGCCACGGAAGTTCGAAGCAACAGCGCAAGCATTACCGCCTACGGGCGCCGGGCGATGCGGCTCGGCGGTGACACGACCGGCCTGATCCGCACGCAGGCGCAGGCGCAGGCCTTGGCCGACGCGGTGCTGGCCGACCTCGCGTTGCCGTCAGCGACGCACCAGATCGAGACGCTGTACCTGTGGCCGGTTGAGCTCGGCGATCTGTGGCGGTTCTCGGCGAACGCGGTGCACTACGACGGCAATCAGGACTACGCCGTCGTGGCCATCGAGCACGAGTTGACGCAGACGCGGCACCGGACGCGCGTGACCGCGCGCGGCAAGCCGGCGGCGCGCTACTACGGCTGGCTGCGCCAAGGCCTCACGTCGTCGGACATCATCGCGGCCGCGATCACGAACGCCGCGCCGGGCGGCAACGCGACGCAGGCCGAGATCAGCTACAGCGCCAGCGGCGGCACGCTCACGGTGCTGCGCAACGGCGCGGTGGTCACTCCGGGCGCGTCGCCGTGGGTCGTCAATCGGCCATCGGCGGGCAATGCCGATGTGTACGAGTTCATCCAGACCGCTGGTGCCGTGCGGGAGTCGGTGCTCGTCACGGTCTACAGCAACGAAATGTTCTCGGGCAGCGGCTACGTCGGCGGGTCCGGCACGCCCAACCGACTCGCGCGCTGGGCATCCTCATCGACGCTGGCCGACAGCGTCCTCGAGGACGACGGCACGCACGCCTTCCCCTCGTCCGACGCGACGCGGGATCTCGGTACGGCGGCGCGGCGGTGGCGCGACATCCGCGCGAGCCGGGATGTGATTGCGGGGGGGAAGGTCGGCGTCGGGATCGCGCCCGAATTGACGCTGGACGCATCAGCCGACAACCCAACACGCGGCATCGTCCAGCGCGTGCGGAACGGCGCGGGGAGTTCGCTGAC